GGTCTATCCGTGTTGTTTTTTATCAATTGTATTTGAGCATGTATCCACGTGGTAAGATCAACTCCTGCCAATTGTTCGCTTTGAGTGTGCTGTGCCGCAATCACAATGTGAGATTTGGTATTTGCGAGGGTGCCAAGTACTAGATTCATCTTCCGGGGACGATCCCAATCTAAGTTGTCCTGGTGGCCATAATACCCATTGGCATTGATGTTGTTCACCGCAACCTTCCATGTCGTGCCACGATTTAGTGCCCCAATGTCAATGATGATCACCGGCTTGCCTTGTGCCCTATAATGCCTATATACTGCTTGGTTGGCTGCCATTCTACCAGACCACAAGGATGACCATATGAGTACTGCATCAGAATCTAGACCACGATCGTGTGTTTTTATACCGGCCGTGCGCAACGCATCAAGCATGGCATTCATAGGAGGGCCGCCATTTAGAGCACGTTGTAAAGGATAATATGCTATGTTTTTAATCATAAGTATTCTTGATGAAATATACTGTATGTACCACTTTTAACGCCAGCGGTTATGAGAAGTATGGCCGGCGCATGATCCAAACTTTTTTGCAGAATTGGCCTCAAGAGGTTCAATTGGTTGTGTATGCCGAATCTTGTGCGATAAGTGAATCAGCATCCAATCTGGTGGTACACGATTTAGAAACTGTCAGTCCAGAGTTGGTTGCGTTTAAAAATACCTGGCGTAGTGTTCCCAAAGCCAATGGTGATGTCAGTCAAGATCCTGTGAGAAGCAAACGCAAGGATGCCGGTAAAGGCTTTAAATGGGATGCTGTGAGATTTTCACACAAGGTCTATGCTGTGTTCCATTGTGCCAAAACTACTCAGTCAGACTGGTTGATATGGATGGATGCTGATACCATATGTCATAGCCCAATTACTACAGATAATTTAGTAAGACTTTGCCCGCCTGACAAAGATCTTTGTTTTTTAGGGCGTCGCGGCAAGTTTAGTGAATGCGGATTGTACGCAATAAATTTGCATAGCCCTGCTATGCAATTGTTTCTCCAAAAATTTCAACACATGTATGACCACGCAGTAGAAGGCATTTTTGAATTGGCTGAATGGCACGATAGTTTTGTTTTTGATGTTGTTCGACAAAAAGTAAAATTAAACGAGCTAGATTGGTCAAGCCATCTCATCGCAGGCGAAGGCCATCCCTTGATCAATTCTGAGTGGGGTGCGTACCTAGATCATCTCAAAGGCAAACGGAAGGCCATAGGACGCAGTCCTGCCTCAGACTTAAAAGTCCAACGTACCGAAGAATATTGGCAATGAACTGGATATTTCTCAACAAGAAAAACTCCGATGAGTATATAGAAATGTTTGCTCGCGGATCAGGTGCTGTGCCAACAAAATTAGAAACATGGCGCTACGAAGATAGTGACGCTCCGCTAGTGCTCCGCGGCATCATGAAACACAAGATTATCAAACAATGTTGGAAACACAAGAGACCATTTTGGTACATGGATTCTGGATATGTTGGTAATAGACCCAATCCGCAAAATCCCAATGGATGGAAACAATGGCATAGATTGGTGCCCAATAACTTACAGCATGGAAATGTAGTGCCAAGACCTGCTGACCGTTGGCAACGTCACGGCATTGCCATGCCCGCACGCCGATATGGTAGCAAAATATTACTAGCAGTACCGGATGAAAAGCCTTGTGTGTTTTACAACATCAATCTTGCAGAATGGATTGATCAGACCATTGCCACAATCAAACAACACACTGATCAAGAAATTATCATACGTGAACGCAATCCCAATCGCCAAGCACGAGTGGCCAGTGACTTACAATCAGCACTGACCGATGTTCATGCTGTGGTAACATATAACTCAATTGCAGCCACAGAAAGTGTGCTGGCCGGTGTACCAGCGTTTGCACTGGCGCCATCAAATGCTGCCATTCCGGTATCAAACACCGACCTATCTAAAATTCACAATCCTTGGTATCCCGAGCAAGATCAAATCTATGCCTGGGCATGCCATTTGGCCTATGGGCAGTTTCATAATTCAGAACTGCTAGACGGCACTGCACTAAAAATATTACAGGAGATAAACAATGAGTGAACATTATGGATGGCACTTTCCCGACTTTGAAACACACTTTCCCAAAATGCTAAAGAAAAGTGTGGATAAAGGCCTTGCGCCAGAATATCAAGTTGCTGTGCGCCGTCGCAGTATTGAACTTTGTTCCAAGCGCGGAACTGCACTGGATATTGGTGCCAATGTAGGACTGTGGAGTCGAGACTTGGTTGATAATTTTACCAAAGTTGTTGCATTTGAACCAGTTGCTGTGTTTAGAAAGTGTTTGGAAAAGAACGTGAGTGGTGCTAACTTTTTTATCAGTCCACTAGCACTTGGTGATCATGATACTCAAGCCACCATGATCATTACAGAAGGCAACAGTGGGCACAGTCATTTGGATCCAGATACTCTGGGCACAGGTGATGTGCAAGTGGTAAAACTTGATAATTTAAATATAGAAAATGTAGACTATATAAAGATAGACTGCGAAGGTTACGAATATCGTGTGTTGCAAGGTGCAGAACAAACAGTAAAACGTTGCAGGCCTATACTGGTGATAGAACAAAAACCACATGACGCATACAGCAAAGACTATGGACAATTTGCTGCCATAGAGTTGTTAGAATCATGGGGTATGATCAAACTAGATCAAGTTAGAGATGATTGGATCATGGGATGGTAAGCTCTTATTATACAGAATCAGTTCGACTGGGCACCGAGTTTCAGGAAAGTAATAAAAACTGGGCTGGGTACGATGTTGTAAAATATCAAAAAAAGATAAAAGACCTAGTGGTACACTATGGTGCAAAGACCATACTTGATTATGGCTGTGGTAAAGGATCACAGTACCGAGAGAAACTTCCTTACAGTCAAACAGGTAGAGTGGGCATACCTGAAAGTGAATGGCAAACGTTTGATGAATACCTGGGAGTCAAAGTCTACTGCTATGATCCATGTGTTGCGGGGTTTGATCAGTTACCTCCTACTGGAACCAAGTTTGACGGTGTAATTTGCACACAAGTATTAAACAGCATTCCAGATGATGACATGATATGGGTACGTGAGTTGCTGGAAAGCTATGCCAATAAGTTTTGCTTTATTGGATTAAACTTTCAGCGAGAAGCCAAAAGTAAAAAGACCATGTATGACCCTGCATACTTTCGAGAACCACGCACTAGAGAATTCTTTCGTAAACATTACCAAAACTGGGCAGGTAGTGATTTGTTTTGGTGGTTTAAAGATCGAGAATACTACCTTGGCTGGTTGGACGATCAACTCAATAATACTTGGCAAGACGTCCCTACTACCTGGACCGGTAAGTACAAATATGTAGAGGTAAATCACAGATGATTATAGACCCAAATTATCAGAATCAATTGTCCACCATGCACGGTTGGGGACAATTCGTTAGAGGCAGTAAAACTCTAAAAAGTGTACGACCTTTTATTGAACAATATCAACCTACGAGCCTACTGGATTATGGATGTGGACACGGTGCATTGATGGCAAGCATACAAGAACTATATCCTTCTATGCGTGTTGAAGGATATGACCCTGGAAATCCCAAGCACAACAAAATGCCTAAACGAGACTTTGATGTTGTGGTTAGTGCAGATGTATTTGAACACATTGAACCACAGTATCTTGACCAAACGTTGACCTTGATATGCGGTAAAATACAAAAAGCTGGTTGGTTTAGAATTGCTTGTTATCCAGCTAAAAAACACTTGCCCGACGGGCGCAATGCTCATTTGATTGTACAACCACCTGAATGGTGGCGAGACCGCATACTAAACGTTATGGATCTCAACATAGTCAAAGAAGATATCAGCGTATTTGACAAAAGTCACAAGTGGCCCGACATTGTGGGACACAATTACGATGTGGTAGTTGAAATCAAATAAGGCAAGAACTTTTGGTATATACGTCCTTGGTAAGCATCTTCATCACTCCAGTGAGCTGCTGATAAATCTTGAATCCATTGTTGTCGATCAAATGTTTCAGGCGATTCAATACGTGATATATCCTTGTTGGCAACAGACCAACTAACACAACTGGTATCGTCTGCAAACACAGGAATACCTGCACACACAGCGGCCACGCTAGCAGAGCTATTGAATAATACTACAGAGTGTGCATTGGTTAAGTTGTCAACTAATTTGCTGTGTGCTGGATCAATGACTGTGGTATTATTCTTATGTTGTATCTTTGCAAAATCTTTCATTTGATATGCACCCGGATGTGGTCTTACCAAGATTGGGCGGGTGGTATGTTGGCGTATAGATTTAATTTTTTCTTCTAGCCATACAAGTGGGCTTAGTGTTTTCATAGCAAAGCCGCCATCACGTTGCATACAAATTAAAATATAGCCATCTGTGGTCGCTTTTGCAGGATGCAGTTGTATGTTTAGTCGTTGGCTAATTTCCGTCCACTTGCTAGCATCACTATTTTTGTTTGCGTACTCAGCACGATCATAGAACGGTCCTCCTATGCTGTATCTTAAATAGGTACCAGAGTCATCAAGATATTTCCAACAACTGGCGTCAATACACATGGTTTTGAATCCACGAGCTTGTTGTTGTGCTATAATTTCTTTTCGCAAAGTGATATTACGACCGCCTGTGTTGGTTGTTGCCCAACCCAACATCACTGCCAATCTGGCGGGACGATACTTAAAATCCCATTCCACATGCACTCGATGCCCAGTATTTTTAACACCTTCAGCAAAACTTTCCAGGCAGGCAATTTTCCTTGCGTGTTTTTGAGGATTTGCTACACTACTGACATAAACAACAACATCAACGCTCATTAAGAATACGCCAGGCTGTGCCGTTTCGCATTTCTACTTCGGTAAACTGACAATAGGCCAGGCTACGTGCCCATGCATCAACTTCGTCGAGGCTCGGTATGTAAGGATTTTCAATATCGGCAATATTTTTCTTGCATAACGGTGCGGCAGCGTTTGGCCCTAGCGTGATTGCTGGTTTACCCAACAACAGTGCTTCTCCGGCAGCAATACTTGAATATGTTACCAAACAATGTACATCTTGATCTAAGGCCATTTCCATGGTATCAGTATTGACTCTGGTACTACGCCCTTGTTTAGTGCGTACTACAATTGGACGGTCTGTATGTTTTCTTAAAGTTTCTTGAGTAGTTTCTAGCCATTCTTCTAAATTGATGTCATACAGATTTAATAATTTTTGACTAGGTGGTGCTAACAATATGTTTTTACCTGATGTAAATTTTTTAAATTTTACACCTGTTGCATCTAGTCTATCTCTAGGACGTTCTACAACTGGCCCAAAATACTGTACATCGTTCTTTGTAATGCGGTGATATAACTTGCGTTTGCCATTGCCAAAGTAGCCAGTATCCATGTAATAAAAATCTCTACCAATAGCTTGACATCCATCCATTTGCTTGCGTTTGGTAATGCCGCGCAACACAGCTGGGGTCATTGTGCGTTCTTCTTTTTCCCAGGTGCTGAGTTGTCCACCTGCACCTTGAACAAAACTTTGTAGTAGTGGGTCGTACATATGACCTTTTCTTTCATATCTGTATTCACTATCTAGTGCCACAACTTGATTAACTGGTATTGCAGCCAACTGCTGGTGTAATACTTCTAACGTAATTCCATAGTACAATCCCGCAGGGTCTACTCGATATTTTAATATATTATCAAACAGATGTCTTATTTCAGGCACCGTCTGATCAAGTACATGCGGCGGAGGAGGCGGTTCAGGAGAAGGAGGTACGTAATTGGTTTCGTCCTCGAGTTCCCAAGTATTCATTCTACTGACCTCTGTAGGCAGTATTCAGTTAGAATACGTTCTCTGTGCCACTCATCGCCTTGTGGCGTGTCAGCAAACTCTTGAAAACAAGGTGTGCCTAGCGTGTAGTGCAACAGCTTGGCATCTCGGTTGACACCATACTCGTCGGGTAACCAGTTCCACTCCGGTGGTAGTTCACCTATGCGACTATCATCTAACCACGAGAAGCGGTGGAGCTCACTACCTGTGGCTCGTTGGACGAACTCGGGAGTAAGCTGTCTGTTAGGAAAGCTATTACAATTCCACAGAATAACACTACTCCAATTTTTTCGAGGATAATCTTCATTTCGTGCTCCTAGATATTTTACAGGCATGCGAGTTTTGTAGTCATGCTTGACCACCATCACATCCATGTAGGGGTTTTGCAACTCCCATAACTTCACAATGTCATCTCTAACAATCATGTCGCCGTCAATGAAGATTGCCCAACCTTCATAGTCCATCAAGTGCGGCACAAGGAAACGTGTGTAGATAAAATGATTGCTGCCGTCAGTGTGCGTTTCTTCATAGTCACGAAACAAGTTTAGCGCCACAGGGATAATGGCCACAGGCTTTGATGTATGTCTTATGATTGAGTTGGCACAGGTGTGAAAAGCAATGGCTTCTCTTGGATCATAGCCAATGTAAACTGGTATGGCTTTCATCTGCGCTCAATATCTTCTTCTACACAATTTTCACCGTATTGAATTTCAATCAGCTTGAGAGGGTGATCAGTTTCGTTGCACAGCATGTGCCACTGATTTTTTGCAATCCAGATATGCTCATGCATTCCAACATGTCCAACAAGATCATGGTCGCTAGAATTATCCAGGGTATACACTG